ACTCTATTGTTTGCAACTACTGCATCTTTCCAATGTTCTCCAGAGTCACCTAATGCATTGCTAAATATACTGGAACTAAATCCATTTATAACTTCATAAGTAATAAAACCCAATTCCTTAATACTAAAGTTATTGGCAACAGTTCTATCTGGGCATGAATAAAAACTACCAGAAAGAGTCAGCGTTACCCCAGAACCAGTTGCGGTAGCATTAGAAGAAATCGTTATAACATTTGCATCGTTATTGGCAGTAGTAATGGTTGCTCCATCAGGAATACCTGTTCCAGATATAGACATCCCAGCTACGGCAAGGTCATTTGACGTGTTTGTGATATTGGCACTACCACTTGCTACGTTCCCAGTTAATGTTTCACTAATATTAGACCAAGATGTATAATCATCAGATAGTTTTGTCCTGCATCCTTTTCCAAGATCAATGTCTAACAACATAATATATTCTGATTCTGTGCCCTGCTCTCTTATATATATCCTACCCCCAGAAATTCTAGGGTCGTATGGCCCAACTGTAGCAACATTTAACGACAAAGATTTAAACTCATTTTCCTCTGAAACAGTAAGGGTGTCTGAGTAAGCAGATGGTAAAGACTCTTGATTACCATCGTACACAAAGGTTTGAGCAAATTCATAAGTACCACTTTCTATTAGTCCGTCTACGTCTGTTTCAGTTACTATAGAAATATTAAATCCTGAACCGGCAGTTAGGGAAACGGCAGTGGAGCTGTCATTATCTTGATTCTTTTCAAAACTAGCCAATACTCCAACTGTTCCAGAGTTACGTGCTACCGTACCGTCAGTGGGCTTAGAAAGGTCGTTATCTTTTGCAAAGTAATTCATATAAGAATTATCATCATTTGAAGAAGGCTCTGTAGATGCATCACCACGTACAAAATGTCTTCTTTGTACCCAGCCATACCATTGAATTTTACAGTCATTTTTATCGGCGGTGTCGCAACATCTTATGGAATCTTCTACTTTATAATACTTAACCTGAGATGCAATATCTGTTTGTGATGAGTTTAAAGTAATAGAACTTAACTCCCATGTGCCGGAAGTTATAGAAAAGGTGTCTATTGTATGATCTGCCGGACTAGATAAAAGTAATACTTGATCTCCCATAGAAGCACCTGTAAGAGTGGCACCCCAAAAATGTTGAGGCAAGGTCTCAACATTAAGAGAGATAGCCCTGTCAAAAACAATGTTGTTTCCATTTGTGTCCACTACTCGATATTGACCTTGGCCTGCCCTACTAATTCCGTCTACGGGAAAAGAACTAGCGGTCATGTTTACAAAAGTCCCAACAGGAAAAGAGGATGCTAAATTTTGCTGAGTGCCACTAACTTTATATTCTAACTCTCTTAATGATCCGCCGTTAGTCCTTGCTATAAATCCAGTAGCAGAACCTTCACTATCGTCATCCCCTGTAATAGAGCTTGTCTGCGAAACCGTAACCAAGTCTCTTGCAAAGTCTGTCTCAAAATACCCTAAGCCATATCCGGGCTGTACCGTAGCCACGCCGGTTGCAAAAGTTAATGTTTCATTTGTTACGCTACCCCCAGTAGTAGAAACATCACTTCCACCGGGGCCGTCACCTAGCTCAAAAGAGGTGCTACTTGTTACAGACTTCACAAATGAGTTCGCAGGTATTCCTGTTCCAGTAACAGTCATCCCAAGAACAATTCTAGTATTTGCATCGTGTGCAATCGTAGGGTCATTATTGTAGTCACAAGTCGCATCTGTAAAGGAAGTAGAATAAGAGGCAACTTTATTATTACTACTATCCTTCATGCTGTAAAATGGCTGTATACCACCATATACATTGAACATGACAGCCCTAGCCGCACCTACCTCATTGTCAGCAATGTCAGCAATGTCCTTAACGGTGTTTAATCCACCGCTAAAGTCATTTAATTGGTACAGTCTTTTAGGCACTACTTACCTTTGAATAATCCCTCTATAACGTCTGTTACAACGTCTACCATCTTTTCAAAAAAGATCTGTTCTTTTTCTTCAGATACGAAAGGGATGTCAATCTTTTTGTTGATTGCAGTAGCAATACTCTCTGACATCTCATCTGATGCAAGGTGATTGATTGCTTCTTCTTTCATCTTGTCTGCCTGCTCTTCTGCAAGCTTGACTAGCATTGATTTAATATCCATTTTATTTTCCTTTTTTTATGTTCATTATCAATAATATTATAGAAAGCAGTGCAACCACTACCTGTAATAATTCATGTACTTGTGTCAGACCAATCGCATAGTTACTAAAACTTATTGCGGCTATCTTTAAACTGTCCATCTCTAATGCTTTCCATTAATCCTAGAAAGACTACCATCTATTCTAGAAACCTGATTATCTAAGTCGTTAATACTAGCTGTCATAGCATCAAACTTACGATCTAATTTATCATCTGATTGATTCCATCTAGCAATTAGTTTTATTATCATCCCTTCCATATTCTCAAGAGTTTCAGACTGCCCCCTGTTCTCTACCTTCAAAGCTTCTAATTCTTCTTGTTGCTTTGCTGATTTATTAGACATGGATATAACTAGATATACAAACATGGCACCGACCACTCCGATCATTCCCGCTTCGCCATATACTGCCATAAAATCCATTACGTCTCCGCTATTATTATAAAAGGGTTAAACTCTTTATTTTCCCAAAAACAAATAGTTAATTCGTGTAGTTCATCAACTGATAAATCCAATGTATAAATTAACATTATCATTTTTTCTTCTTTTTGCCCCAACTAAATGGGTTTAGATTTAGTTCTTTTTCGTAAAAAGCTACTTTCTCTGCTAATTCTTCCCTTTCCATTCTTTCTTCAACAATGTGTTTGCTAAGAAGGTTTTCAATTTGCTTATCCGCAGTTGCCACCTTATCCTCCAACGACTTGATACGACTCTCAACCTGCCAATAACCATAGACCAATATTGCCACGAGAACACATCCCTGAGCAAGCCATTTAAGATTAATAGATACAATGGCATTATCATCAAGAACGGTAGCACGATAGCTTCTGGCGGTATCCGGCTTTCCACTCATTTCACCACATCTTCTAATTGATGATGTATCCAACACCAATTAGATTCTTCATACACCCTTCCATGATAGTAATGCAAGACCGAATCAATCCCCATTACTTCTATAAAAACTGTATTTGTAACTGTATCCTGAGGTGTGATTTGGTAACTTCCTACGCTCCACCCGTGACTGCATCCTCCTGTCATAACTATACACAACAGGAGTCCCATAACTCGTACTAACAACTTCATAACCCTTTTTAATTACTTTTTTTATTACTTGACTCATAGCACCATCCACCATGCCATTGCAGTTTCCACTACAATATCAGCAAGCGTATTGTATGCCCACTTCTTTTTACTACCATAAGGCCTCCAGTTTTCTATGTAATACTCAAAAACTTCCCATAAAACACCTACAATCAATACACCCATAACACACCAGAAATCACTCCAATTCAACCATTGAAATACCTTGCATAAAAAAGCACCAGCGGCTATATGATACGATGTCCAACTATCTAGCTGACCTGTTCTTTGTTGCCATGCTACTAATTTGGCTATGGGGTTATTCATTACTTAGAACCAAAGACCTTTGAGAAAAAACCTTTTTTCTTTTTCTTGCCCTTACCTTTTATCTTTTTGCCCTTCTTCTTTTTCTTCTTTACTTCTTCGCTCATTGTCAACTGATCGCACTGAAGAGAATCAGAGGGAGTTGCACTCACAAAGGAGAAAGCCATTAAAAAAGCCATTATCTTTTTCATGTCTATACCTTTATATGTTTTGAGACTTCTTCATCTCCAGCCATCATTGGAACTATCCTAGACAACAGCTCTGATTTGCTTTCTGAGCTAGAGTATGAAATACCTCGTTTATCGTAAAAATCTTGTATCTCTTCTTTTGTATTATCCATTGTAGGATAATCAGACTGAGATGTAGCGACACCATTAATAAGTTGATGGTGTCCAACCACCAACCTACCATGACCACCACCATGACTATCGTCACACTCATCAACATAAGCCTGTTCAATCGTTGCCCAACTATCGCTTCTTTGAACAACCTCGCCATCTACTACTAAAAAATATTTATATCTAGAAGGATAAGTCAGGGTCTCAGTCGTACCATCTGGGTATGTCTTTGTCCTAGTAGCACCGGGAGTCGTGTTTTTATACAATCGTAAATAATGACCCTGAGAACTTTTCCTTATAAGCATTATTTATTATAACTCTCCCATACAACTAAGTATGTTAATAATGCAGATGCAATAAGTATCATTGATAGCAACATCATTCTTCTTCTTTAACCTCTTCAGATTCTAATGACTCTTTTAACATCTTAACAAATGCATCGTGACCTACTCTAAGTTGGTCTGCAATAAAACCATTAGATGCCTGTTTGTTTTGTATGTCGTTTATATGATTTACCATCATCTTCTGTTCGTCAGTTAAGTCCTCAATGATATACTCTACACCATCAAGATTAATAACTGGCTTTTCTTTTTTTTCTTTAGCCATTATGTGACTCCTTGTTTAGTTAATTATTTCTTTTCTAATTCTTCTACTCTTGCAGATAATTCTTGTACAGCCTTTATTAAAGGCATTACAAATTTTCCATATGCTAATTTTTGTTTGGTATTAATTCCTTCTCCCCATCCACTAAATTCAACATTCATTTCGTTCATTACTTCTTTTACTTCTTGGGCAATTAAACCATCCCAAGTTTTACCACTTGATTTTTTAGACGGATTTTTAATACCAAATTCTTTTGGATACTGAGAAGAAGGTTTTGTTTGATAAGTAATAGGTCGAAGTTTGTTAATAAACTCTAATCCCAATTTTGTATCTTTAATGTTTTTCTTAGTTCTTACATCAGATGTAACAGTTATATCTCCACCATCTAAATCATAAGTCATAGAATTAGTATCATTACCAATTTCTACAACATTATCACTTGCAGTATTTAAAGATAAACCTGATCCAATAACAATACAACCTGACCTACTATTTGCATCTACATCTGCATCATGTCCAATAATTGTATTAGTTCCACCTGTGGTTAAAATATTTCCAGCTTGAAATCCAACTGCCGTATTTCCAGCTCCAGATGTCAATGCAGACCCAGCCGCATACCCAACAGCAACTGTTCCGTCAGCGGCGGCAGTCATAGCACCAGCACCAGCTTGTGAACCAACAATTACTGTCTGATCTACTAAGCTTGAGCCACCAAGAGCATCTGTTCCGATTGCAACATTATGGGTTTCATCAACAAGTGCATCGCCTGCATTTGTTCCGATAAGGGTATTGTTTGCTCCGCTTGTCATCGCAACAGCCGCATTTCTTCCAATGATAACATTTCCGTCAGCACTACCTTGCATATCTCTACCTGCTTGGTGTCCAATGACTGTGTTATTATTACCAGTTAAATTAGTAGTAACATTTCCACCCAAAGAAGCGTAGCCTATAGCGGTGTTAGCTCCTCCTGATGTAACATATTTACCAGCACTAAACCCAATAGCAAGATTAAGATTACTAGCATGATTATTAAGTGCGGCTTGACCTATCGCTATTGAACCATCGGTTGAAGAATCATTATCTGCGTTCATTGCCGCATATCCAATAGCTACACAGCTATCTGCATCTTGAGAAGATGATAGAGCTAATCTACCTATCGCAATGTTCTTATTCCCTGTAGTCAAAGCATCTGCCGCACCTTGACCGACCACTACGTTATCATCTCCCGTAGTAAGTGCCTCTAACGCATTTTTACCGATTGCTACGTTGTTTGTAGCTCCATTTAATGCACCTGACAATGAATTATAACCAACGGCAGTGTTTCCATCACAACCAGCAGTTACCCAAGTACCATTACCAGAATATGCTCCAATAAATACATTTTCATTAGCACCAATATTATTCTGAGTATTAGCACTTCCCATTGCTCTATAACCCATTACAGTATTATACATTCTTGCGGCTGTTCCTCCAACATTAGCCTGAGTACCTACAATAGTATTGCCATCTGAACTTGCGTGATTTATATACTGACCAGCCTCCATTCCAATCACAGTATTAAGGGACTCACCATTATCTGCATTTCTTAATGCTTTATAACCTAATGAAGTGTTATTTGCTCCATCTGTTTGATATAATTGAGATTCATAACCTATAGCAGTATTTGAACCACCAGTTGTCAAGGATTTTAAACTTTGATAACCAATAGCTATTGTTCCGTTTGTGTTGGTAGTTGTACTATCGGCATTACCATAAAAAGCATTTGCTCCTATTGCTACACATTGTGCAATTCCATTAGCAGTTCCATTCATTACTCTCATTGCAGAATCACCTATTGCAACATTCTTGCTTGGGCTTACATTTGCTAACATAGCTTTGTGTCCTATGGCAACATTGTCTGCTCCATCTCCATCTGAATCACCAGTAAGTGCTTGGTAGCCCATAACTGTGTTCCCACCGCCTGTAGTAGTTTGTTCGGCTGTACCAAATCCAACAGCCGTGTTAGATGTTCCAGAGGTTAATGCTCCTAATGCAGATTTACCAATCGCTATTGTTCCTATTTGATTGTTTGCCCCAGTAGCATCCATTGCTTGATACCCAATAGCAATATTACCTTCAATATGATTAGTGCCTGTTAATGTACCTCCCATTAAAGCATCTTCTCCAATCGCTATATTCTGCTTTATTTCTCTATTGGTACTACTTGCTGTTCCGTCTTGTTTAGCCGCACCTAATGCACTATTACCAATAGCAATGTTATGCGACTCATCGTTAGCGGCAGTTGAAAATGTTGCTCTTCCGACTGCTACATTGCTACTTCCCGTTGTTAAGGTTGCAAGCGTAGACCTACCAACTGCTGTGTTAAATGAGCCTGAAGTAATGTCATCAGAACTATATGAGCCAATAGCTGTGTTTTGTTGTCCAGAAGTAAGGTCAGTTAAAGAATTGTATCCTACTCCTACATTGCCATCTGCGGCATCAGTTTGAGTACCAGTTCCTCCAGCTAATTCTCCCACAAATACATTCTGGTCTCCAGCACCATCAGAATCACCTGCATTTTTTCCAAATATTGTATTGCTATCACCACTATCACTATTAGATAGTGAGATTCTGGAGTTGGCATCAATTACGAATCTTTCAGAGTCATCAACAGTAAATCTAATTTTACTATTGGCGACATCCTCACTACTAGTATTGTCAGCATCTATGTAAAGACTGCCTGCTGAGTGATAAATTCTTGAAGTAGAGTCATCATCACTATCTACAAAAGATATTTCTGGATGAGCATCAGTAATTTGTAAATCGCCAGCAATAGTCAAAGCGTGAGATGTTGAAGGAGAATCAGTACCTATACCCATTTGACCTAAATGGTTTATAACAACATAATTAGCCGATTCATTTCTTGGAGAAATATATAGCTTATCTGTAGAATTATTTTCTCCATACATAATCCTTGCCGCACCATCTCCACCTCTCATTCTTAATATGGCACTTCCAGATGCGTTTGTATTCTCAATTAATAAACCAGCATTGGTATCTGTTGCTGGGTTTGTAACAGCATCTGCTCTAGTAATTGACATACTACCAGTTAATACTTCATCGTATGCAAGAGAACCGCCACCTTGAACAGTTAGGTCTCCAGATATAGTCACATCACCAGAGATTGTACCTCCGGCTAGGGACATATTTAATCTGTTGTTTGTAGTATCTAAAACACTGTTTAGTGCTTCTTGTGAGGTTACTGAGTTTGCCGTGACGGCGTTTCCTGAAGAGTCTAAAAGTACTTTGTTTAGAACTTCCTTAGCGGTGAATTTATTTGGGTTTGCCATAATCTATCCTATATTCCTCCACCACCGCTTAAAGCATCCATATAGTTAAATTATATGTTCTGTAACTTACCTTATATCAAAACAAATAATCAATCAATTATATTAAGTAAAACTTGCTGGTACTACTGCTCTCGTACCTCCAGTCTTACTTCTCTTTTTGGTGCCGTATTTCTTTACAGCCATGTCAAATTTTCTTTCGTGTTGCATCATCAGGTTCATAGACACTTGAGCCATACTAGCATCTGATTCCGTACCAGCTCTATCCATGTACAAACACTTTTTCACATAGTCTACAATCGCTGAGTGAAACAAGTTGTCTATATCTGGAGTTTGAGTAATTGCAGTAACTTTGCTAGGATTACCATAGTAGTGTATAAGCATACCGTTGGTAACTGAGTGGTCAAACGCTTGATATGCCTTTCTATCAGTTCTAGACTCGCCAGAAGAAGAAAATGTTGTTATAAGACCTAAATGATCTCCCCTAATAAAATATAAAACCTTGTCTTCTGGATATTTAATATTGCTTGCCATTATGAAGGCTCCTCTATTGCAGATTCAGACGTGTTGTCAAACATCAAAGGCTCTCCATCTAATACCCTAGGAACTCTTATGTAGTCACCGTCATTGTCCATTACATCTACTCTATAAACTTTATTGATACCCATTGCATTACTACTGGAGTCTGTTGCACTATCTGACAAATCATAAAATGTTTGATCGGCAACAATGTTTATTTTAGCAGACATGGACTTTTGTGAGTATTGACCTAACTCATTCAATGCATCATTTATCAAAGACATAATATATGTCTCAGGTGCATTAGGAAAAACCTGCCTAACTCTACTGATAATCTGTTTTACTGTTAATGATTGTATCGCCATTACATCAACGCCTGTATTCCTTTATCATAGTCATTTTTTAATTGATTAATCACGGGAATATATAACTCAATATCTTCCTCGCTTGTAAGAACCGATTCTATTGCTTTTATACAAGCATATATTACAACTAAATACTCAGCATCGTCTGGAAATTTTGCAATAGCACTATCACCAAATGCAACCGCAGGATAATTTAATGTATTTACATGAGCATTTTGAGCATTGGTAGGTTCTGGTACAACACTTAATATATTATTAATTATGTAATATGCTGGGTCTGTAGTGGTTGCCGCCATCATGTCGTCAGCATCTCTAATCCTTCCGTTTAGCTCTGGCCTTACTATTCTACAAGGTTGATTGATTGTGCCATCATCTCTAGTAACACTAAATACTTCAGAACCAAGAACTGTAAAGTTTGGGCTACTACTATTCAAATCATTTGAAGTTGTAAATAAAGACTGTCTAGATCTAGGTAAAGCATTTAATATTTCTTTAGCACCATCTGTTAAAAACTGACTAAGCTCTGTTTGGGTAGGCGTACTACTACCATCTATACTTAAACTTGTCAATGCTTCTACTTGTGCTTCAAATGTTGCCATGTTATGCTCTTCTTACCTTACCTGCTATCTTTTTTGAATACTTAGCTTTTGGCCTTCCTTTTGCAGATGCGGCCCTTTTTCTTCTGTTTGTAGCCGCTTTTTCAGAGGCACTAAGACTTTTCCTAACTGATTCAGGTAAATAACGTCCACGCTTTGCTTTTGGTTTTTTCTTATCTGCTTTAACGACATAATCCCACTTTTGTTTTGACCACTTTGATAATTTATTCTTAGATGACTTTTTACCAGAATATGTCCCACCCATATCCTTATAATACTTTACAGCAAGTTGCATAGCCCTAGCAGAGTGCTTGCCACCCATTTTTCTTTTAGCTTTAGCCTTTGCTCTTGCCCACTTGGCGGGATCTCTTTTTTTTGCTGTCGCCACTATTTCTTTTTCTTTTTGGCGTGTGTCATTTGAACTTTAAAACTGGCAGTTAAACTCGCACCTTTGTGTGGCTTGTATCCACCCCTAGGGTTCTTCATTAATTTATAACCGGCACCAGCTTTCATCCAATGATAACCAGTAGGTGCTTTTACCTTTTTATTCATTACCATTTCACCTTATGACTCCAATACCTTGCTGATAGTTTGCTAGGCTTAGAGTCTTGTGCATTATGCCTTGCATAATACGATTTACGTCTTGCTTTATCTTTTTTACTCTTTGGATTCTTGCCAGCACCTCTTACTCCCTGCTGTCCAAATCTAATTAATTTTGTTGTACTCCCAACCTTGGCAACCACCACATGTGATTTCTTTGGGTGGTTTGGGGTACGCTTTGGCTTGTTATAGCCACTTACTCCAGCCCGTACAAGCTTTGGGTCTCTTTTCTTTTTAGCTGGCATAGCCTAAATTTTTCCTCATGCTTTTTACATTGTCACTCATGCTTTGAGTAGAAAACTCAACGTCTGTTCTTTTTCCTAAGTCAGAAGTCATCCACATATTCGTAGTGAACTTACTTTCAGATGCTTGTTTACCGCAAGACTTGCAGTAGAACCAGCCTCCCTTGTTTTCTTTATTGCAATGCATACATTTTTTCATAATCAATCCTTTTAGGTTTCGAGGGCCGCCTTTTTTTGACAGCCCTCACAGTACCTATTACTGTTATCCTTATGTATTCGGATTAAGATATGGTTATATGAGCGACATCGTGAGCCATTGCTTTAGCATAGTAATAAGTGCCATCGCATATTAACTCAACTTGATCTCCTAACTGAGCACCACTAATGAAAACAATTTCATCAACCGCTGTTGAATCTGTGGAAGAACCAGCTCCGCCATCTCCGCCAGCCGTAAACCCGA